TCAAGTTGGTAAAGGCGGAAGCATCCTCGACATCAGTGCTAACACCTTCGTAAACTTCGGAGACGCTAATTCTGACACAGGTAATCCTACAGGTGCTGAGTTGGTAGCTGCTTTGTTTAGTGCTGCTCAACGCATGGACGAACACGATGTTCCTAGTGACGGTCGTTTCTGTGTATTGCGTCCTGCTGAGTACTACAAGCTTATCACTGGTGCTGACGATTCCAACAGCTTCTCTCTTACTTCTGCTATCAATAAAGATATTGGAGGAGCCGGAAGTCTTGCTGCTGGTAACATTCCACAGATCGCTGGTATCAGCATCTTCAAGTCAAACCACATCCCATCAACTGATCTTAGTGGTACTGTTGGCGGAGACGGCGAGGCTAATAACGATGTGTTTGGTGGTAACGGAGTAGGATACAACGGAAACTTCACCACCACTAAAGGTATCGTTTCCCACTCCGCTGCTGTCGGAACCGTTAAACTGCTTGATCTTGCTACCGAATCGGAGTATCAGATCGAGCGTCAAGGTACGTTGTTTGTCGCTAAGTATGCTATGGGTCACGGAGTTCTCCGTCCTGAGTGTGCTATCGAACTGATTGCGTAACGCTCTTCTCTCGGTGTTGGGGAGGTCTGTGATTCGTTCCGCTCCCCTCCACCGGGATTCTTTTTATCTATACTTATCATGGCTCTGACGACTAAACTAAATGCAGTAAATACAATGATCAGTGTTATCGGGGAAGCCCCGGTTAATACTCTCGGAGGTACAGCCGTTCCTGTATCAGTCGTTCAAGCAGAAGCAGTCCTCGACGAAACCAGTAAAGCTATACAGTCAGAGGGTTGGCACTTTAATACGGAGCACGAGTACGTACTTACTCCTGATGCTTCCACGTCTAAGATTAACTTACCAAGCAATACGCTTCGAGTAGACTTAGACCCAGAAATTTATACAGACAGTGATCCAGTACAACGTGGACTTTTGTTATACGACAGAAAGAATCACACGGATGTATGGACTAAAGAAGTGAAAGCTTCGATTACTTTTGAGTTAGCATTTACAGATATGCCTGAGCAGTTCCGTCATTACATAACAGTTAAAGCTGCTCGTATCTTTGCTAATCGATTCTTAGGAAGCAGGGAGATCGAAGGGTTTGCTTTGCGGGATGAGATCGAAGCGAAAGCACGGGCGATTGATAGTGACTCTGAAAATGCAGACAGAACTATCTTTGACCACTACAGCGTACTAAGAGTATTAGACAGATAAGAGATGCCTCTGTTAGTAAACAGTGTACCGAATCTCGCACAGGGCGTATCACAACAGCCTGACAATCTCAGGTATCCCGGTCAGTGTGACGAACAAATAAATGCTTGGGCTACTGTTGTTGAGGGGTTAGTAAAAAGACCACCTACTACATACACAAAGAAGATCGGAGATAGTGATCCAGGTGTTAACTTATTCACACACTTCGTAAAGAGAGATGAGACGAATAAGTATTGTGTCACAGTATCGTTAGGTAACAGCGTATCGATTGGACAAGTAGGTGTTATTGATCTTGAGACGGGTAACAATGTATCGGTAGCTGTAACTTCTATAGCTACTAGTTATCTTAGTGGTATCAGTAATCCGTTAGCAGACTTACGAGCGTTGACGGTAGCTGACTATACGTTCCTTGTTAATAAGACGAAGACAGTAGGTAAATTAAATGTAGTAAGTGAAAACTATCCTAAGAAGAAAGCTTTAATAGTTGTTAAACTAGGAGACTACGAGAAAACTTACAGTATTAAAATTAACGGTAATGTTGTACAAGGAGCGTCTAGCGATTACACAAATAACCATCACGATCCTAGTGTTATTACTGACCTACAGGATGCTACTTATTTCAGTGGACCTAGCTCAGGAAGCCACTCTGGTAAACATGCTGATACGGAATATATAGCCAAAGACTTAGCCTCTGTTTTAGAAGCTACTTACGGTGCGTCTAGTGCGGGTGAAGTTGGTGTAACAGCTGTAAGTTTAGGGAATTCTGGTTTCGGTTTATCGAATATGAAGTTTGATGTTTCTGTTTTTAGTCGGTTTTACAACCAAAATGTTAAAGACTACGGACATACAGAAAATTTATTTTTTACTGTAAATCAAGGATCAAACAGTAGTGCTAGAGGATTCGTTGAACTTTCAAACGGTGAAGCTACTGATGTTATAATTACCAATAGAGGGCAAGGATATAACGCAAGTGGTGCTACACCTACGATTACTTTCCAACCTAAGTATTATGTCCACGCTCATAAGAAATGGTATGATAACGCACTCTTTGCAGCTCCTAGTGCTTATCCTACCCTTTCAGTTACGATTGGGACTTTAAGTACATACGATATAACCAGAGAAGGTTCTGTTATTCGGTTTGAAAGTAGAGACCCTGACGATGATTCGGAGGACTTTGACATTCAGACTGAAGATGGTTTAGCTAATGAAGGATTAGGCGTTGTATACAAAGAAGTAGATAGTATTACTGATCTACCTAAAAAATGTTTCAATGATTTTATAGTAAAAGTAATTGGAGATGCTGATATTGACCAAGACGACTACTACGTAAAGTTTAAGACTAAAGACGGTACAGATTTTGGAGAAGGTACATGGATTGAAACACTAGGGTGGAAACAAAACGAAAGCGACTCAGCTATCTTTGAAGGTATAGAGTCTCATTTTGACCCCTTCACTATGCCTGTTACCCTTGTCCCCGTACTTACAGGAGATACTATTACATCCTTTAAATTACAGTCGCCAGATCAAGATAAAGTTTCCGAAGCTACTAAAGAAATTGGATGGAGAACTAGACAAGCAGGAGACGATAATAGCAACCCATTCCCCTCTTTCGTAGGTAATAAGATCAACGATGTATTCTTCTTTAAGAACCGCTTAGGATTCCTCACAGATAGCAATGTTATCTTTAGTGAAGCAGATGAATACTTTAACTTCTTCCGTACTACCACACAACAACTACTAGACAGTGCACCGATAGATGTTGGATTAAGCCACACAAAAGTAGCTATTCTTCAACACGCTGTGCCGTTCCAAGAGAAGCTGATGTTATTCAGTAAGCAGTCACAGTTTGTATTACGTGGAGCTGACGTGTTAAGTCCTAAGACTGTATCTATATCTCCTGTTACTGAGTACGATATATCAGACAGTGTACAACCAATAGCTCTAGGTAATTATATATACTTCACTTTTAGACGGAATGACTTTGAGGGGATGTACGAATACTTTGTTGATAACAACACGGAGACATTCCACAGCGAAGAGATCACATCACAGATTCCTAAGTACATAACAAAACAAGTAGAGAAGATAGCTGGTTCACAAGCAGAGAATACTATTGTTCTTGGTACAAGCGGAGATCGTAATACATTGTTTGTGTATAAGTACTTCTGGTCGAATAAAGAAAAGATACAAAGTGCTTGGATGAAGTTCACCTTTGGTCGGGAGATACGAGGGTTTGACTTTATCGACAGTAACTTACATCTGTTTACTAAGGACGACGATGGATTACACCTTGAGAAGCTTACACTTGAAGACGGTATAAAAGATGCTGGGTTGGATTATACGTTATACTTAGACAGTAAGATAGACGGTAGTGAATTAACTACGAGCTACGACGCACCGTCTAAGACTACAACGATAAGTGGGTTTCCTTACGATCCAGTAGATGTTATCATCTATACTAAAACAGGTAATAAAGTAACATTCACTAAGACGACTAGTACAGCAGGTACAGTTGGTGGTGATCTTACATCTATCGATTTCGTAGCTGGTATCCCGTACAATATGTTGTACAGGTTCTCCGATCAAACACTGAAGCAACCAACAGAGCGTGGCGGACGAAGTGCATCTGATTACGCTTTTCAAACGATCCGTAACGGCAGCTTGAACTACGCAGAGACTGGACACTTCACTGTAGAAGTAACTCCGAAGTTTAGAGACAAGTATACATACGCATTTAATCCTGACATCGTTGGTGCTAACTTAACACTTAATGCTTTTACCCCACAGGACGGTCACTTCCGATTCCCTGTACAGTGTCAACCTAACGAAGCAAAGATAGAAGTTGTTACCGATTCTGCTTTACCAGTTAAGCTATTAGCGGCAGAGTTTGAATCGATGATGATACCAAGGAGCAGACGTTATGGAGCTTAGAATAGATGAAGCACAACCTGATATGGATGCTGTTGATCTGTACGAAGACTTACGGGAGGCAGATATGTTAGAGATACTCGGACTTATGCACCACCCACGAGACGCTGTTATTATGTCTTACGCATGTAGTACAAAGTGTTACAGTGTAAAGGATGAGATGAATAACTTATACTGTTCTTTTGGTGTGGCTGCTATCAACGGTACGAATATCGGAAGTGCTTGGTTATTAGGTACTAGAAGATTACCACGGATCAAGAAGTTCTTTTTGAAACACTCAGCGGAACGCATGATGGACTTGTTGGATGGGTTTGATTATCTGACAAACTATGTGATGCGTAGTAACAAGTTGAGTATTAAATGGTTGGAGTGGTTAGGTGCAGAGTTTAGCGATTGTCAGTACGAAGGCTATCTGTCATTTATATTAGAGAGGAAGTAATTGTTATGTGTTTTCCAGCAATAGGTGCATTAGTGGCAGGTTATGGTTCTGTGTCAGCAGCTACCGCAGCCGGAGTATCCGCAGCAACTTTAACAACTACAGGACTTGCCGCAACAACAGGTGCTTTAGGTGTAGCTAGTTCGGCTATGCAGTTTGCGGGTCAGCGTCAGCAAGCTAAAGCACAAGCACAATATCAAAAGCAAGCACAAGCAGCAGAGCGTCAAAGATTCCAACAAGAGCAAACCTCGATGCGTATGCGTCAAGCACAAGAGCAAGAGGCAGTCGGACGGGAACTTGAACAAGTAAGTCGTAAATCACAAGCTGCACTTGCTAGAGCTAGAGTATCTGCTGGAGAAGCTGGAGTAGCAGGTGCATCTGTACAAGCATTAATGGACGACTATATGAGACAGGAAGCTGGTTACAGAGGTGCGTTATTACGACAACAAGAGCTTGGCGGTATTGCTACTGGTATGGGTCTTGAACAAGCAGGATTTGCTACGCAACAACGTCAGATCGGTATCAACCAACCAATAAATAAACCTAGCTTTCTTACAGCTGGATTAGGTGCTATTCAAAGCGGACTTAGTGGTTATCGCACAGGACTTGATATAGGAAGCAGACTTCCAACTAAATCTACAGATACAGCATAATGGCTAAAGAACGAGTACAAGTACAAGGGTTGGGAGACGTAGTCCCCGGCATTCAGCCGACTATTCAACGGGGCGGTCAGTACGCCGTGCAAGTTCAACGAGCAGGTCGGAATAAGTTGATGGACTTGGCTGATGCGTTGGGTCAAGTTAATCCGTTATTACAGGAATACGGAAAGATACAAAAGTTCCAGTACGAGAAAGGTGTAGAGCGTGGTGAGATGGAAGCTGCTACAGCTGATCTTGAAGCATCGATTGAAGGATTAGATGCAACAGGTGAGAAGCTAGTAGAACAAGGGCTTATGCCTCGTTCGCAGCTGCTTGGCTATCAACGAGCATTCCGTAGACGCATTGGTCAGAGATATGCTAGAAAGACTTACGCTAGTAACTTGGAAGCTAGGATGGAAGAGGTGACGCAGAACTTAGACAGCGATGCGGACATCATAGAAAATATATTAGCTGAAGAAAGACAGAAGATAACAGAGCAGTTAGGCGGTTCTCAATTCGCTATGCAAGGATTCGGTGATTACGCTGACTCTATCGAGAATAACTTTTACGGTAATGCTGTAAAGAAAAGAGATAAGGCTACACAAGAGTATAACGAAAGTTTAGTTATTGAGGATGCTAATCAAGATTTTGGGGACCGTATACTCACGGCTACATCTCCTGAGGAGGTTGCTCAATTACAGTTAGATATAAAGAATCAAATGGATACTATATCTGAAGAGAACCGTATACCAAGGTCTCGTGTTATTGAGTTATATTGGAATGGTTTTGCTGTACCGAATATTAACAACTTATTAGTTTCCGATAATCCTCAACCGGATAAAGCAGAGAAGATGTTAGACGCTTTGCTTGATATAGATTTAACAGGTAAGGGCGGTAAGTTAGGCAATATAAATAGAGAGGGTGCTTACATTCGTTCTAAGGCTGTAGAGATTAGAAATAGAATAGAGGGAGCTAGACGCTCTATAGAGAAAGACGAAGAAAGGAAGGCTGGGGATATTGTAGATTTATATATGCCGGCTGCTACTACTGTTATGTCTGGTTTATCTAAGAATGAAGATATATCACAACTACAGATTAGTGAAGTAGTGGACTTCTTAAAGGATGCGGGTTGGGACGATGCTTACGCTAATAAGAGAGCGATGGAGTTAATTAATTCTCAGGATGTAGAAGCTCTTAGATTAGAAGGTTTAAAGTACAGAGAGAACGATGTAACTAAAGGAGCGTGGAATGCAGCAACAGGATCGATACAGTCATTTACAATCGGTTTAGTTCAGAAAGCAAACGCTGTTATGTCGAGAGATGAAAGGGAAGCCACATTAGAAGGTATCGATGATTTATTATCTAAGGATCCTGAAGCAGATGTTAATAAAGCTTTAGCTGCTGAAGGTATCACGGACCCTAGAGTAAAAGCAGAAGCAACCAAGAAGAGTTTAGAATCTAAAGCTAATCTTTGGTTTGAGAAGACAGAAACTTTTAAAGATTTCGATAGGGAGTTTGAGGGTTCTTTAGATGAAGTCGTTGATGTAACTTTATTTAGCGATGAGGATACGGATGTTAGGGAAAGCTTAAGGAAGGCGAGTCGTTCTACATTTCAAGAACAATACAGAAACGAATTAAGAGATGTTCAAAAAGCATTAAAGAACGATCCTGATCGGGATATTAAAATAACCAAAGAAGCTGCTAGAATACAAAAAGAGGTTAGCGGAAGGTGGCTGGAATTTAAAACACTTGAAAAGAAATTTAGAGAAGGACGCTTAAAAGAAATAGCCGAAGAAGAACCGGGCGAATACCAACCACCTGAGCTGCCGGAGTTAGAAGAAGGTACTGAAAAAATAGATAGCGTTTTAATTTCTTGGCGTGATTCTTTGTTTACAGGTTTATCGACTGCGTTAGGTCTTCCTGAAGTAGGCGAAGCATTAAGAGCTAGAAGAGAGTTCCTGCAATCAGACATACCTCTTAGGTCCAAGGATAGGAGTAAAGCTTTTGTTAAGGCTGATTTTATCAAGAAACAATTAGCAGGGGATTATAAAGATAATCAAAATCTACAAGAAGGTTTGTTAACTATTAGACAGTTCTATGGTTTTAGAAAGCCAGCTGAAATAGATCAAGAGATGGTTGATGATTTAGACTTTAGGTTCACGCCTATGTATGACAGCGAGGATTCACTTATAAAAGAAGCTAAGCAAGCTAGGGTTGAGATAATAGATTACTTGAAATCACCCGCTAAATTAGACATAGATGATTTCCCCATTTATAAACTGTACAATGAGAAGTTTGGTATTAATACAGTAGATCAATTAAAAGCTTTTGTATTAACTCAAAAAGAAGTATTGAAGAAAAGAAACCAGTAAGCATGGCTAAAGAAGAACTTCCAGATTGGTTAAAACCTTCTACGCCTGATGATGTATTAGTAGAAGAGCCGTTACAGCCTAACGAACCTGAGTGGTTGCAACCTACTACTGTAGCTGAAGTACCTCCACCAGAAACACCTGTAATACCACAGGACGAACCAGATGATTCTTACTGGAACGATTATACAAGATGGGCTAAACCTATCGTACAACCTACCGTAAGAGCTGGAGTACGAGCAGCTGAAGATATATACAACGCATCTCAAGAGTTCTTATTCTTCGGTGAGAAAGCTAAATGGGAAGATGAATGGTTAGGTAAGCCTGAATCTGCTGTAGAAGATATAGCAGCTGAGATGGGGTCGTGGGTTGTAGGTTTCGTCGGTCCCGGAGGTGTTGTACAAAAAGGTGTATCTGCTATAGCTAATATCCCTAAAATATCTTCTAAAGCTAGTAAGCTATTAAGTTTTATAGGTAAGACACGTAAGGGAGAGAAGACTTTACAAGTAGGTAAGATAGCTGCTGAAGGTGCTCTGAAAGGTGCTGTCGCTGATTATCTAGCTACTGATGTAGGAGATGCCGCAGCCGATGAAGCTATACAACAAAGGTTAAGAAATACAGTAGAAGGTGCGGGTATTGGAGCGGCTGTTAACTTAACAACATTCGGTGCAGGTCGTTTAGCCACTGCACAGTTTAGGAGGCTCAAGGCACTACGTAAAGTAAAGCAAGCAGCTGAGGGTAAAGGCGATGCCACACAAGCACTGAAAGAACTTAAAGCTAGTATCGATGAGGAGACTGCTATTAAGGAAGACTTTCTTAGTGATATTAAACCTACCGATGATCGTGTTGACCCGACTCAATCTGTTGATGACGTTATTAAAGAAGCGGAGCCTCCTAAAGTTGAGAAGCCCGAAGTAACACCAAAGGTAGAAGAGCCTGCTAAACCTGCTGTTGATCCTGAGATAGAGATAGAAGATTACATACAAAAAGGTAAGTCTCTACCAGAACAAGTAAATAGATTAGTACGATTGAATGTAGCTTTAGACGGTCAGATGAATCCAAAGATTAATGCTTTGGTAGAAAGTCTAAGCGTATTTGAAGAACAAGCTGAGAAGGGTGTAAGAGTAGGTCTAGCTGATCACTTTAATAAAGTTAAGAATGGTGTTGTAGAATTAGAAACTGATCTACGTAGATACCGTAAGATGATTGAACTTAGAGCTAAAGCTGGAAATCTATCTGGTAAGTTACTGGTTGCATTCAAGGGTAGTTCTAAGATGGATTTTCGTAAGGCTATTAAATATAAACCAGCAGTACAAAAACAATTAGAATCAATCGATAGATTACTAGATTTAGTAGGTGGAGTTAAACAAGGAAAACTAACGGACGAAAAGATACTCGCTAGTATTAAAAGAGAATTATCTGGAGCTGATGAGTTATCTAAAACAGGTGATCTAAAGACGGTTGTACAAAAAGAATTTGATGCTGTAACCGATGAAGGCGTAGATACGATTTGGGGTAAATATAAACAAAGAATATCTGAGCAGGTATTAAAAACTCTTAGGCTTAGTAAGGCTACAAACAAAGCAGCACTTGATATGTTCTCTACTTCTGTAGCCAAAAACTTAAAAAATGCTGTAGCTCCAAATAAACAGGTAGCTAAAAAAGTAGGACAAACACTTGATAACCTACAGGATATATTAGCTAACCCAGAAAAGTATAAAGAGTCTATTGATGTTCTTATTAAAGATATAACAGATGCTAAGAACTTAGACCCAGACGCTGCTTCTAATGCTATTAGGGTGTTAAATGATTTGAAGGAAGGTACACAAGGTAAAAGATTCTTAGAAGGTTTACCTCAGAGAGATAAGTTAGTACAGAAAGTTCTTAAAGAAGAGATAGGTAATATAACTAAAAAAGTTAAAGAAGCTATTAAGAAAGGAACCGAGAAGCAATTAGTTGAGGATGTTATATCTGATATTTCTACTAGAGTAACAAACTTAGGCTTCCAAGAGAAACAAGTATTAATAGGCATGGTTAGAGCTGAGTTAGGTAATACAGTTACAGCGATGCGTGAGAAGATACTAGGTAACTTTATATCAAAAGAAATATATCAGAAGTATTCATTGAAGCATTCAATAGAAGAACTAGATGATATGGCTGATAAAAGTATAGCTGAGATTAGGGAATATTTAGGTGCTACAGCTAAGAAGTCACAGGTAGTACCAGATGATATAAAGCGTTTAAAAGACCAAGCTAGAGCCTCCAAGAAAGTATTAACTGATAAATTAAAACAGGAAGAAGTAGCTGCTTATAATGAATTCGTTAAGGAGTTTTTGCAGTCTCTCAGTAAAATGGATTCTTTCGGTAAAGAAGAGATGGGTAACTTTGAGTTGTTTCTTAGGGCAGCTGAGAAGTTTCGGTTAAACTCTTTGTTATTCAGCATCAGAACTTGGACTGTAGGTTTACTATCTGCTGGTTTCAATATGGGTTATCAGCCGTTCAAGCAGATGATTAAAAAGTATTCAGAGATTAAGGAGCTACAGAAGTTAGGTATGCCCGGATATGGTCCTGAAGTTAGTGCTATGAAAGTAGCGTTACAGGAACTTACAGCGACTAGTGAGTACATAAACAACTGGTCTGACCTAATTAATATTTTAAAAGCTACATGGAAACAAAACGGACATGGTGCTTTTAATGCTAAAGCTTTCCGAAGACATGAAGAAGATTTAATCAGCCAAACCGATGAACTAGGTAACATCAAAGAAGGACCAATAAAACTTAACTTTAAAAACAGAGAACAACTACAGAAGCTTGTTAGTAAGTATGGTGTTGATAATGAGAGAAATAAAAACTTATTCAGAAAATGGGCTGAGGAAATAGTAGAAGGCGAACCGACTACAACTATAGGTAAATTATTAGACCCTTTGTTTTCTGTAAGCTTTAGGGCTATGGGCATGTTTGACCAACCTTTTGTATTCCTCGGCACGATGAGAGCACTTAGGTCTGATGCTTTACAACAAGGTTTACTTAAAGGTTTAGAAGGAGAAGCCCTTGAGAAGTTTACTAAAGAGAGAATGCAGGAAGCCTTGAAGCGTGAGGGTGATGTATTAACTTGGGCTAAAAATGAAGAGTTTGAGGAAATATCCGAGTTAGGTTTTTCAATGGTGTATCAACAAGAGTACGCAGATAAAGTAATATCAAAGGCTGCTAGAGATTTTGCAAGATGGAGTAGGTCTGGGGAGGATTCATATAGGAACCCATTAAAGATAGTAGCTAGATTATTCGTCCCATTTATTAAAACTCCGACAGCTATTGCACAATGGACAGTAGATAATATGCCTGTGCTTTCTCATTTAAATTGGGCTAGTTCTCAGTTGGGCATGTCTAAAACAGCTAGAGAATTAAAAAAGATAGAAGAAACTATAATAGCAAATACTGACGCAAGAAAAGCAAAGCCTATAACTAAGGATCAAATAAAAGAGATCGATGATGCTCAAGAAGTGCTAATGCAGCAGAGGCAAGAACTAATCCTTAAGAATGCAGAGGAAAAAGCTGAAGCAGCTGCTAACGGTATATCTAGTACAGTATTGGGTGTTGGAGTTACTACTGCTATTGCTTCTGGTAATATAACAGGAAGCGGTGCTCACTTGAGTGACGATCAAAAAGCTAGGTTAAGGGAAGCAGGATGGAGACCTAATACGCTTTATATAGGCGGTCATAAGATTGATTACAGCAGGTTTGAACCTTTCTCTACTTTAGTATCCGTACATGCCGATTTAATTCATTACAAGATGATGTCAGGCGAAGGTTTAACTAATGACGACTTAGAATGGTATAATGTATTAAGGTCTTCTTTTGTTAGCAACTTCTCAGATAAATACTTTCTTAGAGGACTTAAATCTTTCTTTAGTTTGTTAGATAATAGAGCTGGGGATTATAATGCTGAGAGTGTAGCAGTTGACTTCCTTTCTTCGTTGAGTCCTACATTAATCAGAGACTTAAACCAAATGAACCAAGAGTACCAAACTAAAGCACACGGATTCAAGGATCGTTTACTTGAGCGTTCTTTTGGTAAGTTTCCCGGTTTATATGCAAGGAATCTGCTAGGTGAGAAAGTAGAAAGGCAGTGGCAGATGGAAGGTGCTTGGGGCGTATTAAGCCCAGTCTACTTTGCTAAAGATGAGCGTGATACTTTGATGACTGAGATTGCTCAAATTAGAGAAGATGTAGGTGGTCGTAAAAGTTTTAAGCGTTCTGAGGAACAAACTATCGACACTAGAGATTATAGAGACCCTAAGACTGGTATATCATTACAGGATAAATGGATGGATGAAATGTCTAGTATTAAGATTAGCGGTAAGACTCTACGAAAAACTTTAGAGAAATTAGTGAAAACTAAAAAATATAAAGAAGCATCTAGTTTTGAAATAGTAGGAGCCGACTATACTAAAGCTAGTTTGATACGAGAACAACTTACAAAATACAGAGACAAGGCTTGGAAGGAAGTACGTAAGGACAGGAAGCTACGTAAGTATGAAGATGCTGACGGAAATACTTGGATTGACGTTATTACCGGAGAGGTCTCTTTAATCGATCAACCGTTAGGAGATGTAGTTGGCATTGCGGATGTGTCACTACCTAAGCAATAATACTTGCTCTTCTCACTCAATAATTAATAATATACACTTAACATCATGGCTAACACTTTCCAAGATTACGAAGCAGATGCCGGACAGACGGACTTTGCTTTTACTTTTGATTACTTAGAAGACGAACACGTAACAGTCGAGATTGACGGTGTTGTTCAACTTACATCTGCTTATTCAATCATCGTTGAAAGTAATGGCGATACAAAGGTACGGTTAAATGTTGGAGCAACAGCTGGACAAATCGTCCGAGTACGCAGAAAGAGCCAACCCGACACGAACCTTGTAGACTTTGTAAATGGTTCTGTATTAACGGAATCGGAGTTAGACAGAGCGTACCTACACAATCGTTATCTTGCTGAAGAGATCAGTGAGTTAAATGATGCGTCGTTGCAACGTGTGCCCGGTAGTGATAACTGGGATGCTAAAGGTAAACGTATTACAAACGTAGGTGATCCTGTTAATTCTCAAGACGCTACAACAAAGAACTATGTGGACGGTACTGTATCGTCCATTGCTTTAGGAGTAGGCTTAATTCCTGACTTCGATAAGTTCACAGGCACAGGCACGGAAACTAGCTTTAATCTTTCATTTACCACAAACGGTATATCTTCTTCTGCTATACTTGTAACCATTGACGGTTCCGTACAAGACCCAGACGACTACACGATAGTTGGTGGAGTTTCAGCGGGAGTAGATGAAATACAATTTACTACACCTCCCCCATTAAACTCCGAGATACTTGTTATCGAACGTGGGTATAAAACTAAAAGAGAAATACCTGATGATTACGATTGGGGAAGTGTAGTTGGAGACGCAGTAACAGCATCTTACACATACGGTAAAATTGTTTAACACTTATATATATAAAATAAAATGGCTATAGCAGTACAATTAAGAAGGGGTACATCCACTCAAAACAATTCGTTTATCGGAGCAGTCGGTGAGCTGGTTTATACTACAGACACAAAAGATTTGTATGTACACGACGGGTCAAACGCTGGCGGTACAATTGTTGGAGGCGGGGCGGCAAGTATAGCGGACGGTTCAATTACCTACGCAAAGATACAAGATATAGCTGCTAACAATGTATTATTAGGTAACGACAACGGAGTTGGGCAAGATGTACAAGAACTAACAGCTGCTGAAGTAAGAACTATCTTAGGTGTGGCGGATGGAGCTAATAACTACGTACACCCAAACCACACCGGAGATGTAACAAGTACTGGAGATGGTGCAACTGTTATTGCTACGGATGCTGTTACTACCTCTAAGATAGACGACAGTGCTGTTACCACTAATAAAATAAATAACGGAGCTGTTACTGCTGATAAGTTAGCAACGACTTTAGACTTCGGATCAATCGTATAATAAAACCATGGCAAACATACAAGTAAAACTTAGAAGAGGTACTGAAGCTGAACACGACACGACTAACGGTGGGTTCACAGGTGCGGAAGGTGAAGTAACAGTAGATACAACAAACAATACTCTTAGAGTACACGACAACAGCACTGCTGGTGGTATTCGTTTAGCAAAACTCAGTGAAGCAAACGTACAATCAGATTGGAACGAAACAGATACAAGCAGCACCGCTTTTATTCTTAATAAACCGTCTATAACCGCAGCACCCACTGGAACCGTAACAGCTTTTGCTGGTAGTACTGCTCCTACGGGTTACGTTTTATGCGATGGATCGGAGTATAGTGAAACCACAGAAGCCGCTTTGTTTGCTGTTTTAGGTTCTACTTACAATACAGGCGGAGAAACTGCTAATCACTTTAGAGTGCCTGACCTTCGTGGGCGAGTAGTTGCTGGTATGGGTGGAAGTTTGTTAAGCGGTACTGACGCTCTTGCTGATACAGGCGGTGCATCTACACACACTCTTACGGAAAACGAAATGCCATCACACAGCCACGGAATAGGAGGGTTCGCCAATGATATGAATCTAGGAACATCAAGTTTTAGATTATCCCCAACAGTGACTAGTATAGGCGAAACTAAAGAGACTGGTGGAGATCAAGCACACAACAATGTCCAGCCTACCATCATTTTAAATTACATTATTAAAACTTAACATCGATGATCGACTCCATCTCCAGCTTTCTTAACACCGGACTAGTCGTCGCTCTTGGCGTGATCGGGTGGATTATCAAACGTATGATCGAACGGTTAGACATTGGTGATAAACGACTTACGAAGATAGAGGTAGAGCTTGCTGCACAGAGAGAAAGAGACGCTGCTGTTGAAAGTAGAATAGGTAAGGTTGAGACTGCTATCAATGAGATGCACAACAAACTCGACCGTATGATGGAAATATTAATGAGGAAATAGATATGCCAGAAGGATTATACGCAAACATTAATAGAAGAAGAAAGCTCGGTATTAGCCGTAGCAAAAAGAAGTCTACCATTACACCAAAAGCGTACGCTAATATGAAGCGTGGGTTCCCTAAGAAGAAGTGAGTGTATCTTTGTCGATAGGCAGAGGTGAGAAAAGCAAGAAGGGCGGACTCACTGCAAAGGGAAGAGCTAAGTACAACAGAGCTACTGGTTCTAACTTGAAAGCTCCTCAGCCCGGCGGTGGTCCACGTAAGCGTTCCTTCTGTGCTAGGATGTCTGGCGTAAAGGGACCGATGAAAGATAGTAAAGGTCGTCCGACCCGTAAGGCTTTAGCTTTGCGTAGGTGG